TGCTAAAGCAGCTACATTAGCTAATATTTGGTCTGCATTTGATGCAGATAAAAAGTTTCCAAACTCTTCCGTAGTGCCTTTCATAACTTCATCAACAAAGTTTTGCATATACGCACTTTGGTCTTCTGCATCTATATATGCAGTTACATTAAACTCTGGTATTTCGTAAGATTCTATCTTATTTATTCTAGCTTGTAAATTAGCAGCATTCTGTGATGATGCACCTTCATTTTGTATTGCAATATCTCTAGCATTTTCTGCTGTAGTAATTGCTAAATTTTTAGAAGTTAAAGTATTTATTTCCGATAGCTTTGAATTGTATATAGCATTTGCTAAATTAATCTCGTATTGCTCTTGTCCTTCAGATAATTCGGATGCAGTAATTTGATTTAACCTAGTCTGCAATTCAGTATCTAAATCAGTTATGTTATTAGCAGTTACTGTAAATACACCTAAATTTACAAAGTCGCTTGTGGCTTCTGCTTGTGCATCAAGTATTAATTGCTGCGATGTCTCATCTAATTCAATAAAAGCTTTTCTTGACTTAAATAAATCAAATGCACTATCTTTTAAAAATTCTTTAGTACTGAAATCAAAATTAGTATTATCAATAAAATCTAGCCTATCTTGGTAAGCTTCACCTAGTGTATCAATGTCATCAAAACCTGTTACCACAAAGTCTGGCAAATCATAAAAAGATGTTACAGGAGCTTCATAGTCTATTGGTGTACTTAAATCAATTTCTTCAATGGCTGCATATTCTTCAGACTCTATCCAATTTGGTTCATTATTAGAATTGTAAAATATTGAGTCTCTTTGCCATTGAGCTAATACATCATCCTCTGTAGTGTAGTCTCCAAAAGGTTGACCTGTAAGAGGGTCATAGCCCGTAGGTGGTGTAGGTGGATTTGTCGCTAAGTAATATGACCAATCTAAATCTTCCGCTTCTTGCTTTGTAATTTTACCTTGTTCAAGTAAGCTTTTTAAAACTTTAGCTCTGTCGTCAGAATTTGTGTAAAGAGGACTATAGCTTTGACCAGGAGTAATATTATACGAACCATCTGAATATCCACCAGTTGTCCATGGTTTATATTTTAGTTCATCGTAAGAATATTCTCTAAATAAATATTCTCCTGTATTCGGATTAAGTCTATTAGGGTCATAATACTCCGTAAAACCATAAAAAGTATCTGCAACAACAAGAGGTACTCCATTTTCTTCTTCTATGACTTCAAATGGTCTTAGCTCAAATATACTTTCTTCTGTATAATTTTCATCGTATGCTTCGTTTGTTTGTAATACATCGAAGTTTTCATCGGTATAACCATTGAGCATTAACATATACTCAAGAGTAGGAGTTTTCCAACCACCTTGACCAAAGCTACCTCCTGGTGTATTCCAAGAATGCGCTATTGCTATTTGGTCTGTTCTTGAACCATACCTAGTTATAGGCGAATCCGTTCCAGGTAAAAGATAATCGCTTTGATTAAAATCTTTTAATTCTTCATCTGTTAGACCTGCGTATTTTTTTAAGTAAAAATCCCCTAGTTCTAAATCAATCGAGTGCAAAACATTCCTATTGTTGCCTCCTCCAAAAAGTGAAGAATCACTAGTTACTAAGTCTCTTAACTCTTTGTATTCTAATTTACCAGTAAGAGCTAATTCCTTTAATATTTCTTTATTTAGTGTTCTATCAGAGTTCCTTAAATCTTCTGCTGATAAACTTGGAAACGTATATAGGTCATCTCTAGTGCCAGGCTCATCAAACAATCTAGCTTGTTCAAATTCATATGTTACACCCGACATAGGGTCATAAACAAATTCATCACCTTGCTCGTTTGTTCTGTAATCAAAATAACTGGCTACTGCAGGTACGTCTCTCATAACAATATAATCTTCCTCTTCTACATAATTGGTTGCAAAAAAACTTGCATCCGATGTAATCTCAAAGTCTACACCCTCTGTAAATTGCGTACCTTCCGCACCTTCACTTATTAAGTAATCAAAACCTGCTTCGTATTCTGAATCCGTAATGTCTGGAAATGTTTCTTTTAATCTATTTATTGTTTCTAAATCAAAATAAAATTCATTGTTTTCTCCAAATCCCACTTTGTCATTTACTTCAAATGTTCCCCCTAGTTGTTTGTACAAAACATCAAGTCCGTTTTCTGGGTCATATTTTTCTCCTCTATCTATTGAACTTTGTACTTGGTCATTTAGTACAGCTATGATTTCCGCAGGTTGCATTCTATCCATAGGCTTGTTGGTAATTTCTTCTAGATAAGAACTTAAAGAAGATAAATATTTAGCAGACAAGCCACCTTTATTAGCGCTATCTAGTAAGACATCAAAACCAGTCTTACTAGGCTCGGATACTGAATCGTCTTCAAAGTAATTATCTAATGTACTTCTCCAATAAGATATATCTGCTTCTTGTACATTATTAGGGTCTATACCTTTATTTTCTAAATACCTTACCCAATCCTTTGCACTTTGCGGACCCATTGCTGCTGAAATGCCATTAGCTAAACCCGATACTGGATAACCTTTAAAAATAGCATTATCTATAATCATTTGAGTTAAACCAGGACCGAATATCTTTTGACCCGCTACTCCAAGTCCTTGAACATATGAGCTTATACTATCAAGCATCCCTATTGCACCAGTTCTTCTGTTTGATTCTACTCCTTCAAATTTACCTTCTTCTGATTGCTCTTGTACTGCATCTAAAATATTACCTTCCAATAAAGCATCAGCAATGTTTTCAAATATATTTTCACCAGTTGGGTCAAATTTTCCTAACTGTGTACCACCCATTCCCGCTAATGATAATGTTGCTTCTGGGTTGTGAAAAGGCATTAAGTATTTAGTTTTATCTGCTATTCCTTCTAGAATTGGTTCTCCATCTTTATCAACAAATTTTTGATTAAGTATCTCAGCCGCCATTTCGTGAATATTTAAATTAGGAAAATCAAATCCTAATCCAGTTAACTTATTAGCTATTCTCTCTACACCATTTACTACATAATTGTAACCCGCTTGAGTAACATATAAAGATGTTCCTACGCCAGACATACCTAGCAAATCTAAAGCAACAGCTATAAAATAACCAGATGAACTTATAGTTTCTCCTGTGTTTTGACCAAATGATAAATCTATTTTATTAATAGAATCGTTTACATCATCTTCTGTTATTTTATCTACTCCATAAGCAAAGTCATTTATTAAATCTTGGTCTACTATATATTTACCAAAATCTGGATTTGACACTACATCTCCGTATCCCACAGATTCTGGAGTATAACCCATAGATTCATCTAATGTAATAGTTTCTCTTTCATCTATTATATCTGGGTTATTAAATCTTCCATCATAATAGTCACTATCAACGAAATCTTGTAAAGCTACATTAAACCTATTTCTAAAATCTTCTAAATCAGCTAATTGATTTATTTCTCTTATTTCTGCATTACTAAATCCGTAAGCTTTTGAAACAGTATTTTGTATATTATCAGAAGCTCTCTTGTGTTGCAAGTAGTCTAATTCTTTTACAAAAGTTCTTAAATAAACTTCTGCTTCTCCTAAGTTTTTAGGGTCGGAATAAATGTCTAATATTTTTTGCCTTGTAACAGATGGGTTTGCATCTGGAGTAACTTCTCCATTTTGACTTAAATCTAATAAACCATCTTCACCAAAAGCATCACTAACAAGTTTGTCTGCATCAATTCCTATAGAATTTAAATAAGACTTATCTTCAATAGTAAAAGCGTCAGTAAATATATCTTTATCTAATACATTGAAAACAGCATTAACTTCATCAAAGCCTAAAGAAAATCCACCATAACCTAAGTTTTCGGTTTCGGTGATACCCATGTTACCTAAGTCTGTTTCAAATTCTTGAAAATCGAAACCTCCCCCAGATAAACTTCCGTCAAAATTTAATCCTTCTGGCATCCACCAAGTGTTACTCGGTGAATAAGTATCCATCATCCAGTCATAACCGTCTTGACTGCCGTATCCCATATTATTCTCCTACTGCTGTATAATAAATTTTGTCTACGCCTGCAGGGTGATTTACTACTGCCTGCGTTAAGCTTACAGATTTTAATGAAATACTATTTGTAAATACTACATCATCGTTTTCAAGACCTGTAAGCTGTACTGAAAAAACTGTATCAAAGGCTATAGTGCTATCAAATGTTATTGTTGATTGTGTAACTGTTCCATCGGAAGGTGCTACTTCTCCGAACTTCATTATTAAACCATTAGGAAATTTAGTATACTTGCTACTATTATCAACTGCCGCAGGTAACAATCCAGGGTTGGAATCTACATAAGCTTTAGTAGCTTTAGCACTAGGTATAGTATCATCATTAGAACTTACTACAGATAAGTCTGTATCAATGTCTACTTCTTCAACTACTCCAGTTCCTGCGGTTGTTCTACCTAATAATTTAGCAGTCGCTGAAACATATTGCATTTTTGCGTATGTTACCCCAGTTGTAGTGTTTGTAGAATCTGGAAGCTTTACGGTAGTAATAGCATCATCTGCTATTTTAGCAGTAGTTACTCCTGTAGTTTCACTTGTACTTGTTTCTATTAAAGAAGTAGTAATAGCGCCATTAGTAATTGTAACTACTCCTGTATTTACAGTAAATGTATTACTAAACGAATCACTTGCTAAAAGTAAAGTGTCTGTAATATCATTAAGAGATGTAGCCGTAATGGTATCCCCATTTGAGAAATTGTTTTTACCTGTAAATTTTGCCATATTATTCTGCTTTGTTTTGTGAACGGAAAGTTAAAGCTCCCGCAACTTTAAATTGATAAAGCTCAAACCTGCCTACTGGATTGGATATTGTTGCTTCTAAACCATAAGCTCGTTTGTTACCTATTCTACCACGGAAGGAAATACCCTTTTCATTATTATCTGCGGGCATTGTAAAATTAGTAACATTGCTTTCAGTATCTCTATTAAAAGTGTAAAATATAACTTGAGATGTTGCATCTACTCCTACTGAGTTCATATTACCCATTACTATCTCAAAGTTATTCCATTTTTTTCTATCTATAGTTTTTAAATTATATTGTCTAGTTCTTAATTCTGTAGAAATATTGTCTAGCTCTGTAGAACCACCAATTTCTGTTATTGTAGAATCTTGAGTATCTGTAGAAGAAGCTTCTAGTCTATGAACACCCCCTTGGGAATTGACTGCATATACTCCTCGCTTGTCGCTTTTTCCTGCAACAATTAATTTATCTATAGTAAAATCAGCATTACCATAGCCGTCTATGCTTTCCCAAGCTTTATTTAAAAAGTTATAAACTAAAACTATCTTATTAGATGTAGAAAGAATACTAGCAGGAACTGCAATATAATATCTATTATCAAAATAAACCGCTGATGAAAATTTAGCTGCTTGAGAAAATTTTGGACCAGACATACTATTGTCTATTGCTGCACTTAAAGGAATATCATTACCTCTTAAATTATACAAATCTTGGAAGCTAACACCGTATACACCATTGTCAGACAAGAATAATATTTGATTACCTACTTGAACTATAGTATCTTTAGCCAAGCATCCTACTTCTTTTGTCAAGCTTTGTACTCTTGCTTCTTGAAAGTTAAAGCTATCAACTCCAGTTATTACAGAAATACTTTTTCTGTTAAAAACAAGTAACTTATCTTCAGCAAAAGAAAAAGCGGCAACAAAACTATCATTCTGTCCACCTGCAGTAACAAATGTTCCGTATGTAGTATCAAATTTTTCTGAGTTAAATGGAAAAGAAATTAACAATTCGTCAGTTACATCTCTTGCTGTATAGCTATCGTCTCCTGCATCAACTGTAAACTTATATGGTACCACCAATCTATTACGATGAACTATCGCATCTCCAGGTGCAGGAGCGTGTGTAAATCCTGCTCCTCCAGATACTCTGCCTATAATAGAAACATTTTTATTAGCTGCTTCTTCTGGTACTTCTGCGTAAAAACTTACACTTGTAGTAGTAGCTGATGCCACTTGATATCCAGCATCTACATCAAGTCCTGTCATATTAGATTCTACAATAACAATTTCATCTCCTGTAGTTAATGCTCCGAATCCAGTATTGGTAATAGTTCCTACTGTAACTAAACCATCTGCAGCAGCCGTAGTATGATTGCTTGCTTTAATTGTAGGTTGTGTAAATGTACCACTTTCTTCTTTAGTAAAAGCATTAGAAAAATTTAAATCCCAAGACATAGGAACGTGACCCTCTTCAAAAATAAAAACTTTATCAAAAGCTTGTATTACAGTTGCTCGGTCTTCATTAATTACATGACCTCCAGGGTAATTAATCGTTGTGCTAGTACCGTCACTAATTTTAACTGCTACTGCATTTGCTGTACCTGCTAACAATATATATTCTTCATTATCATTACTTGGGTCTATAAAATTATTAGAACCTACTACTCGTGTATTTTGTGCATTTGATAATTTAGGTGCGCCTATAGTTGGTGTACCACTTACAGCACCTGTAGTTGTAACAGGAATATTTATGCTTATTTCGGTAGCACTTACTCTAGTAGCTATATAGTTGCTTCCCGAAACGTATCCTACTACATTATTAATAGTGCCTGTAACAGATACTAAAGTATTATTTATAATACCATTAGAAGCATCTGTGCCTGTAGTCGTTGTGATTCCTGCAAATGTAAGAACTCCACTAGACTCAGTAGTGCCTGTAGCGGCATCATCTACATATAAATTAAAAGGTAATACTAAAGCAGTATTAGTATCTACAGTAAAAGGAGCAGCTAAAACATTTACTGCATTTCTTTTTTGTGCTAAACCTCCAAGCCCAAATCTAACATTATTAGCCACTTGAAACATACCAGGCTCTAACGAATCGGGTCTTGAACGATTGTTAAAACCTTTAAAGTTGCTGTCTAAGTCTTCAAGTATTTGGTCATCAGTAGCACCATATGTATCGTAGCGAGCCATTCATTCTAACCACGCATTCCTGGCATTGGAGGACGAGGCATACCTCCACCTTGTCCCATTTGAGGGCGAGGCATAGGAGGACGTGGCATAGCACCACCTTGAGCCATTTGAGGTCTACCTTGTGGGGCTTGTGGTCTCGCTTGTGGTCGTGCTTGTGGTCGTGCTTGTGCAGGTCCACCAGATAGCTTTTTCTCTAATGCAGAGATACGTTGCTCTAGCTTTGCCATTTTGCTACCACCTGTAGCCTTTGGGGCTTTGGGGCTTTTTGCAGAAGTTTTCTTTTTAGCTGTTTTTTTAGGGGCCATGTTATTTTTTCTTTTTCATTGCACGCCCTTTAGACTTAGCAGCCTTTGATGGTCGTCCAACTTTTGTTCCGTATGTTCCTTTTCCGTAGGGCATGATATTATTTGATTTGAGATGAACCAAAGTAGAATCCTACAATGGCGAGTAAAGTTTGTCTAACTTCGGGTAGTATAACATAACCTGCAAGAGTTTCCCAAGTTGACCATTGAAAAAATAAAAAGTTTTTTGCCTCTAGTACAGTTACACCTCTGTCAGTAAATGCTAAAATAAAGGGTACTAATATAAGTGCAAATAAAATAGCTCCTACAATAGTTCTTCTTACTATGACCCCACCGTTCCTAGCAGCGGCTCTATCTGCACTAGAGTCAGCCATATCTTGCTTTTCTAGAATTGTTTGTACAGTTGCCTTCTGAGCTTCTACTAAACTCCCAATAAGCTTAAATACAAAACCCATTGCACTACCTAATCCTAATGCTTGTAAATCGTCCATTATTTTTTACTCCTTACTTTTGCCGCAGGTGTATTCTTTACTACGGTTTTTTTACTTTGTTTCTTTTTCTTTGCAGTAGCTGCTCGCTGAGACTGCGATAAACTCTTGGCTTTAGCCATTGGAAGGCATCTGTCTGGTTTTTTCTTGTTTTTAGATGTACCGCAAGCCCCTTTAATCTTTCCGTCAGTTCCGATGCGAACCCAATTTTGGTCTCTCCATTTTTTAAGTTCACCCATTACTTCTTCTTTCTTTTCTTACCCTTTGCTCCTTTAGCGTAATTAGGGTCTTTGCAATACTTAGATGCAGCCATATTAGCATAAGCACTAGGGTATGTATCAAATGTACGCCTAGCCCAAGCTTTACCTGCAGAGCATATTTTATTTCCTTTTTTCTTAGAAGCCATTAAACTTTCCTCCGTTTGTATGAAACAGTTTTTCTTTGTGGTACTGCCTTGGCAGCGCATTCTGAACAACAAGCACCTTTCATTAGCATTTCCATCTCCTTCTGGCTTGTCTTAATCTTGAGTTAGGGTCTTTCGCAGCTTTAGGAAACTTCTTCATTTGTCCTGCACTTCTAGCGCAATAAGACTTTCTACGCTTTGCATCCTTGCTACCTTTCTTAGGATTGCCTGTAACGGCAGTTTTGAGCTTAGACCCAGGGTTCTTACGCTTGTAAGCTTCTACCCCTTTCTTGGTCATTCCTGCACCTTGCTTGGTTGGTCTATAGTTACCACCCTTGCTAGTCGTACGTCTAATCGGATTTTCCTTTTTTCTGCTCATCTATAAGTTTTTTTATTCCTAAAATTGTATGCACTATTGTACCAACCGATGCAATACTAGCTAATATTAAACTTATATCCATTAAACCCCAAGATGCTAATACACCAAAAAAAGATACCGATAGTCTATTAGCCAAGTCTTCCATTATACATTTACAGTTGTTAAAATTAATAATTCTTCTTCATTCGTAAGAGTTGTGTACTCGGTAACATCTAATGCCCATTTAGAATCGGCAGTTATAAACGGGTAGGAAACATATTTCATTTTCCAATGTGGATTTTCCCACCAAGGAAGTCCTACTGCTCTACCTTCCTCTTCTGCCTTAACTAAAGCTTCTTCAATTGTATCGTATATTATAAATTTGTACATACTATAAAGCGTCTATTTCTGTGTTTAAGGTAGTAACATCATCAGCACTTAGTCCTTCAGCAAACATCATCGCAGTTTGAAATCTAAACTCCCTGTGTCCTAATGTATATTCTTCTAATTCTATAGCAGTTGAAATTGTTGTTGTATCTGCATCAACTATTTCTGTAGTTCCTTGATAAGCATTTAGCTCTGTAGTAGTCCCACTTGCTTTTTTTATAACTCCTGTATAATTTCTTAAAGTGCCGTCAACTGCATCATCGCTCATTGAGTCAAATAATGTGTAAGAATCATCTCTTACAGAAACTCCAATATATTGTGTTCCAACAGTTATATTTAAAGCTTTATGCCTGTCATTTAAGAAAACTGTAGGATTACCGTCTCTAATTCCAAAAATGCCTGTTTTAGCAGATGCAGGAGAAAATACATGGTCTTTCATATTCAACAATAAAGTGACTCCTTGACCTACTGAATTTCCTCCAAATGTAGAGTTTATATCCGAATCATTAGTTGTAGTTCTTAAATAAGAGATAACATAAGGATTCGGTTTGTAATTTAGCCCCATATTTGCAGAAGCGTCATATTTCGGAGCAATTCCTGTTGTAGAAGTAAAATCAACGAATCCTTTTTGGTCGTACATTGCAGTAACTAAAGTATCCCCACTTGAGTACCAAGAAGTATAAGTGCCATCAGTTAATTCTGTTGCAGTAAAATCTTTGCTAGTTGGACTTGATGCTGAATTATAAAACTGAACAACATTTCCTCCCGTTCCAAGTACATCCTTAAAACTAAATATTGATGTTGCCCTACTTGCAATAGTAGCAGGTATAGGACCAGGTCTTGATTTACCACGTAAGCCGTTCCATGCAGAAGCAAGGCTACCGCTTAGTGTACCAACCGCAGAACCTAATAGCGTTCTCTCCATTAGTCAGTAAATTCTGTAGCGGCTATAATAGCTGTACCTGCAACTGAGATAAACTTAGCAGCTTGGGCTGTTTCTATATTCCAGGTGTAACTTCTTTCTGCATATAGAACGTGTCCTACTGAAGCACTAGGTGTTTCCCCTGTGAAGGTTACATATACATTGTTATCTTGTACATCTAATACAAGGTAACGAGTTCGGTCATCATATGTAGTTTGAAACTCCGTTGCTGAACCTGTGGTTACAGACAGCATCTCCATCGTTCCTACAGAGTTATTTACAAATGGATATAAGTTTGATACTCTTGAGTTTGGCATAATTATCGTGATTGTCTATTGACATAAGTTGAAAATCTCATGTTTGCGTTGTTATTGTTGCTGATTATATCATTGCGTTCAAGTTGCAAATCTAATGCACCTTTAGCAGTTTGTTCTTCTAAAAGTGCTTTTTGATGCTGACCATCCATACGTAAAAAATCTGCATATGCAGTATGAGCAATAAATGCAAAAAACTCTTCTGGAACTTCTTCTGTAGATGTATCGTAATCAGAACTTGTAGTAAAAGCAGTAAATGGTTTTTTATAAGTTACATAGGCATAACCAGTTGCACTAGAATTATTGTCAAAGTTTAAAATTTCTGCACCGTCTTTAGTGACGATAAAATCATATTCATCTGCCCCTTGACTTAAATATGGTTCGGTTCGATGTATTCTTATAAATTCTCCTATTGTTTGTAAGCTTAATGATGTTACTGCACTATTTAATATAGGCAAAGAAAGACTTGCAAACTGTACTAAATTTAAGGAATCAAAAGTTTTTGCTATTGCATCAGTTCCTCCTAATCCAGAGCCTCTCCAAGCTTTTACTTTTTCTGGAGAATCATATACTCCGTCATCTAAATAATTTGTTCCCGTATAGTCCTGTATAGAATCATCAGTAGAACTGCTATATGTAATTACACCTGTAATGGGGTTAGTTGTAAAAACTGTATCACTAACAATAGCCGCCCAATATTTATCGCCAGTTCCCATACTTCTAACATAGCCATAATTTTTATCTGCTGTATCTAAATAAAAATTAATTCCATTTTGGTCTTTACCTAAAACTGTAAAGTAATTACTACCTTGTTTAAAACTGCTTACAGGTCTTTTTTCGCCTGTAACCAAATATCGAACCCATATAGGACTCTCATTGTAAGCTTGAAAAAACCTACGGTTAATAAATCTAGATATATCATTTTGTTCTTCAGCAGTAAATGAATCAACACCTGCTAATGATTTTATTAACTTAAATAAACTTCCGTAAGTTCTAGTTTGCATTATATTTTATTGGGCGACAAATCAGAAAAATTCCTCTGATAATATTGTAAAAAATTCTTAGAATGCACTTCCTCGTGTCCGTACTTACCTGTAAGTCTAAAAAATTCTCTTGCAGGCATTGTTGCTACGCATCGACCCAGAACAGGGTGCGTTTTTCCTTTAGTGTCTTGTGCTTCTTTTCGTGCTTGTTGTACACGCAAATGCTCGGTTTCTTTTTCTAACTTGAAACCACTTTTAATTTCATTCATAAAAGCTTCGTCCAACTCTCCGTCAGTAAAGCTTCTAGGTATATCTGTAATGATGTCTGACATAAATAAAATGGCAGGGGGCTTTCGCCCCCGAACCAAAATAATATTATCCGTTTAAACGTCTAATAGCTAATTGAAGTGTAAGTTTACCAGAGGTACTTCCATCCAATGCTGATGCTGAGATAACAGTAATGTTACCATCTGCAGCTGCTACAATTTTAGTATTGTTAGCATCTCCACCATCATCAAGAGATGAACCTGTGTCTACTTTTACTTGTACAGTATTAACATTAGAGTTAAGAATAAACGCTTCTGTTACTGCAGCTCCTGCTGTTACAGTTGCATCGTATCCAACTTTAAGGTTAGAACTAACGCTGAATGCTTCAGTAATATTCAAAGCAGCGCCATAAATGACATCTCCTTTTTTAACAGGAATATCAACTTGTGTAGTTGTGTTTCCTGCTGCTGTAGTGAAGTCACCAGGTGTTAGTATAATCTTATCGGTATAACCGTCTGCGATTTCGTTAATAGTTAATCTTGACATAATTTATAATTCCTTTCTGTTAAGCTACAATTTTACCGTGTGCTGCAGGGTGGTATACACCTAGAGTCAACGCACAATCAACAAATCCACGTTCGCCACCACCTAAGTTAGGTAAGCGTGTGCTTCCCATAGGGATGAGGTCGTGAATACCAACATAGTTAGGATTGATAATATAACCATCAGCGTGGTCAGTATTTGCTCCAGTAACTGTAGCAGGTGCTGTATCTGGGTTCATATTAACAATTGACACTACTCCGTGGTCTGACTCATAGAGTTCAACAGACAACTTAATAGTTGTTTGTCCTTGCTCCATGTTTACTTGACGCATATTTGTAGCTGCATCAACATTTGCACTTAAACGAGCAAAGTCAGAAATACGTCTACGTAAGCCAGTATCAGCAACAAGCATCATATTTGAAGATTCTCCTGTTTGACGGAAGATTTCAGATAGCTGTGTATTAAGGATTGTCTCAGTATAAGCATTACCTGCGTCTGAGTTATTTGCAGTTGGTGTAGCATATGCTGCAGGAATATCGGAAGGTGTACCTGCGATAGTTGTTCCGTCAGCTAACCATTTACCTAAACCACGTAAGCCATAATTAGTTCCTGCACCGTTCTCTACAGAGCGGTCATTGTCACTAAGGATAGTAGCTTCAACGTCACGTTTAAGTTCACGAATTGCTTTTGATTCAGCTTGAGCAACTTTAGCAGGACCAACAGAGTCAACAGCTTCTTGTAAATCAGAAACCATATAATCTCTACGGAATTTTTGCACGTAGTTACCAAGACGAGCGCGTTCTGCGAATTTGTCATCGAATGTAGTGACATCTGCACCTTCAGAGACACCTGTGGTGACTGGAGCTTGCAATTTGTCTACTGTCCATTCAGAAAACGTAGCCGTAGCTTTTTTCTTAGAGGCGGATGAAAGGACTGGTGTTTCTTCTGGCGCAAGGATTGTTAAGACATCTGTCAAATCCTCACGGTTAGAAACAGCAGAACCTGGATTAGTTGTATCGAATGTATTTGAAAACGACATAATTTTTAAGTTTTACTTTCTATTTTGCTTTTGTAAGGTTCTAAGAGCTACAAAATCACTAACACTTCCAGAGGTCTGGAATTGTTTTGCAGTTTCACTAAGCTTTTTAGTTGTTCTTGGTACAGTTTTTTCAGATTTAGCTGCTACGGTAGAAGCACTTCTAGGAGGTGCGGATTTAATGGTACGAGGAGTAGTCCGAGTTGGTGGCAAAACTTTTCTGCCGTACATACTATTTGCTGCATGAGCAACTATGTATGGCATCTGTGCCGATACTTCTGGATTAATTTTTTGTAAATCGATTAACCTTTTATCGTTAATCATAGCATCGTACTTTTTGTACGCTTCGCTATTTTTATTTTTCATCCATGGTAACTCTTGTTCTGCTTTTTCTGCAAAGGCATCTCTTGCTTGAATAGCCGCGTTTTTCTTTTGTAAGGTCTGCATTTGTGCAGGTATAAACTTACGAAGAACATTTTGCGAATGCCTCATTGTTTTGCGTACTTCAGCTTTGGTTAACTCTCTACCATCTACTGTAGCAATAACATCATCGGGTGAATAGTCTCCCTTTTCGTATAACAAGTCTTCAGCCCAGTCCACAACTTCTTGCGCACTATTAGCTTGTTCTTGTAACTCTTGAGGGTTCTCGATGTGCTTTAAAGGATTATCTTTTACTACAGGAACTTTTTCTTTTTGCTCGCTTTGCAAGGTATTAAGTTTTTGTTCCATTTGTTCTAAGCGTTCTTCGGCATCCTTACGTTTTTTAGTAAGTTCACCATAGCGTGCTACTGCACGACTATTTAACTTAGAAGATAATGATTTAAGTTCATCTTCCGATAAGTCATCTATATCTAACTGTGAAAGAACATCTGCTTTGGTTTCTTCAACTTCGGATTCGGTTGCACTCTCATTAACAACTTCTTCTTCAACTTGGGATTCCTCCGCTACTTTGGGTTCATCTTGCGATAAACCTGCCCGTTGAGCCATAAACTCTGCAGGCGTTAAACTGTTATCCGTATTTTTTTGTTCTGACTCTACGTTGTCAGTCGTGTTTTGTTCTGTCATAATTGTCCACTTTCTTTGCGCCAAAGCGATTGCGATTAAAAGTCATTATACAACCTTATACAAGCTTACTAAAAGTACCATCGTGTTTCTTACGAATGGACTCCCAATCTGACATCTGAAGTATTTGGTCATACGTTAAAATTCTACCAGAGATTTGCTTCATATTGTCACCATCTGCTTCGTGCAGTTCGGCTATAGCTTCTTCTCTTAGTGAATGTATTACAGAAATAAACACAGCAAAGTGTTCATTGTGCTGTAAGAACTTGAGGGCTTGTGCTAGACTCATTGATTAATACCTTGTGTTTGCATTGCACCCATAGATGCAGGTTGTGTACCTACTTTACCTATCTGGGCGTTTTGTGCTTGCTGTTGCATAAAGGTATATTGACCAATGTATTTTTGTAATCTAGCTTGGAAAGCTTCGTCAGCCTGCGCTCTCTGTGCAATATCTGGTTGCTTAACATAGTTTTGTATTACTTGCATTGCGACTTGCGCACCATTTGGTCTAGCAGGCATTTCAATTCCTGCAAAAATCTTAGCTAAGTCATCGGTAACATCTTGCATCATCTTATCTGCTGCTTGTTTACCTTCTTGTAAAATGCTATCTGCCATTACAGGGTCAATAGAATTAGCTACAGTTTCTAGTAAAGCATCCATATTGATACGACCAGAGCGGTCTAACTGAGTAAGCGACACTAAAGAGTTTAGTTTCTTCTCTTGTGTATCCTTGTCAGTATTCAATACATCATAAGATACTACAATATCATAGCCTTCTTCTGCACTACCTTTAGAAAATTTCATAGGGTCTGGACTACCAGTAACCTTAAAGAAAACTTCGTCTGGCCCAAATCTTTGAAAGCACTTCCAAGTCATCTGCAATACTTCTGCAGCATGATTTAAGAACTTGTCTATCAAGAATTGTCTACGTATAGGAGCTAATGGGTTTTCAAAATCTAATCCTACTAAAGCATCTGCCTGTTCCTCTAAGGTTCTTTCTATTTCTATAGAACCTGTTGGTGGTGGTGGCGTAGGTGCAAAGTCTAAATCTCCTTTTCTTCTGTAAGGAATCATTCTACCAGGACCCCAATCCGTTGGTGCTTGTCCTACTGGATGCAATATCGGAGGTAATGTAGCTAAACTGTTTCTATCTATTCTAGAATCACGCTCTACCTTTACTTGGTTCTGTATACCACGTAAAACATCTGGAATAGTCATTGTATCGTAAAGTCTTTTAGAATCTTCAGATAACTTAGTAACTACTACAGGGTAATCTTCGTATCCATTAAGTAATTCAAACTTAGCGTAAGCAGGACTTTCGTCTCCTCCACTATAATCTTTATGAAAGACTGTACAGTAAATACCTTCTGAGCCATCCTCTTCGTCAAATAATCTTTGATAACCATAAACGATTTCAATTAAATCATCTGATTCATAAATACTATCGCTTACATTGTTTGCTCTACGCCCCTCTTGTTCATTCTCTATAGAGTTTATATTGATACCTCGGTAGCGTTCAATCATTACATCTACAAAGTCTTGGTCCCATCCATCTGTTACTACTTTATTTTCTAGCTCTTGTGCTGTGTAGTACGTACGCCAAAAACAATAAGGCGCTCTTTGTGGGTCTGTTACATAGCTAGGAAAAAAGAAATCTCCATCGGGTGCAAGTGTCTTTACCTCTGGGGCATCTACTTGTCTTCTTACTGTAGGTAATTCTGCTTTACCTGTTTCCCTTAAATCTTCTATGGCCTTCTTTGCTCTTTCGGAGTTTACTCCTGGGAACGCAGCAATCATTAAGTTTATTACATTTTCTATTTCATCATTGTCTGCTATAGACTGAGCTATCTCTGGAGATGCTGTTGAAATTTGTTCAAGACTTATTTCTTGTAAAAACTTTCTGTCTTCTCTTTGCCATCCAATGTATGTAACTAAAATGCCTCGTTCTAATAAATAGTTAGCACCTAGTTCCATTTCTTTTTTGAATCTAGGTATATACCCACTAGAAATCATCCACTTTAAAAAGTTGGATACTATTCTAGCTCTAGGAATATCAGAGGTTTCTGTTGGAAATGCTCGTACGTTTGCTCTAGATACAGCAGACATAAACATAGATACAAGTCTAGTTATGCGTTCGTCAATAACATGGGACTCAATATCCGATGCACCTTCCCAAGGAAAAGCATCTGCACCGTGCTTGCGGTGGTCGCGGCTTTTCCCATTCCACCAATTACGCCTATCATCATAACTTGTTCTGCATAAGTCAAAATAATACTCAAGGTCGGCAATAGTTTTACTGTATGCCCAACGCAAAGTTTGTACGTCTGGCGTTTTGCTTACATAAGTAAGAGCTTTAGAGGCTTCTGTTTCTTCCATTGCGAAAAATTATAACACATTAATCAACACTAGGAGGCTGCACCCATTTAAATTTAGGTTCTTCTTCCTTGTTGTCTACTTCTATATAAACATACTTGCCAACTGCACTTGCTCCTTGCATTCGTCTAGGCATTAAAATCGGAATCTTTCTAAGCATTTCTTTTATGTATACATAAGAGAACTTAGGATTGGGGCAGACAGATAAAACTTTACCTCTGTATACTTGTGCTACAGGGATAGATGTATCCATTATATCTTGTCCTTCTTCGTTTATCCACGTGCTTTTACCACGTCCTGTGACCATATCTTCATCAAGATGCAATGAGGAAATTTCTAATGCTTTATCAAAAGAAATCCCCATTTCATCCGCTATTTCTGTTAGTTTTCTTTTAGGCATTAGTATCCTCCTTTAGATTTGCGGGTTGTAGTTAAATTATGTCCGTCTACATGGTCGGGTCCTTCGCCACCATTGGACATTCGTAAATATCTCAGTACATCAAAAAAGTCTTTTAGTGCTTCGTCTGCTTTACCCTTTGCGTTGTAGTTAATAATGCTGTCTATAAGATTGCCGCAATCTTTATGAATATAGCACAGGGGTCTATTAGCATTGTCTATTTTTACATCGGGGTTGTAGTTAAACCAATCGTCTAGGGCAGAGATACCCATATCTTCACCTCTGCCATCAGATGGCACGAAATCCATACCGAAGTCGCTGAAGGATGTAAACAAGTCATCATTGTTTTCATTCTCCCTAGCAAAATACCTAGAGTCACCTATTCGCTCAAATACTTTAATCCCTAAGTCGGACTCTATGTCCTTGAATAGCTCTACATATCCTTCAACATTGTATCCAATCTTTTTAGAAGCAGGTCCGTATCTCCATTTTGGGTCGCCAAAAACAGCCCACTCTCCGTATGAGCCTCTATCGGGCCACTCCCTGGAAATAAAGACTCGTCCTTCTTTATCAACTGCAGCCCATATCGCAGTATAGTTTCTTGCTCCTGCGGGGTCGACCACACAATAATTAGTAAATCGTCCTCTATTCTTAATATCTGGGAAGGTGTGTCCATATTTATTCGGGGTTTCTGATAATACATTAACTTCAGTATTAAACAATGGCAATAAGCTAGTCATTGATTTAACTGGCACGCCATATGCTCTAACCATAATCTCTTCTTCTGGTCTATTCTTTAGGTCTTTTGCTATACGCTCATAACCACCAAAGGGGTTTTCATCAGAATGAAGGTAAATTATACTTGCATCTCTTTCGGTGCTATATTGCTTAACTGGTAATGCTTTATCTAATAACTCAGCTTGTCGTGTTTCTAATGTTTCTGCTCCTCGTAGGTATTCATTTATAAACGGAGTGTACCCATCAATAGGGGTAAACCCTATTAGTAACTTAGAATCTCTAGTCGCTAGTCGGAAACGCAAGGTGTTTACCAAGGTGGCATCACCCAGGTACTCATCAAGCCAAGCTCCTATGTTAGTACCCTTAGGGTTTTTAAACCCGAACTCGAATCCTTCTAAGATGGTCTGATTATTACTGAACTGCGTATAAGTCTTAAAGTCTACTCTAGTCTTAGTATCTGGGAAGATAAAGCTCTGCCCTGTAAACCCATTCTGCATAGAGTAATTGATATAACCCTCTGTACTCTTAGTCTTCCGTCTGAACTCCTTCGGCATCATATCCCATACGGCCTTCTGCTGAATCTTAATACTTGTATCTATATTCTGCGAAAAACATATAAGGTGTCCACCTTCATTCTCAGTAACTGCTTTCATTACTAACTTTGCGCATCCTGTAGTCTTGCCGCTACGATTACCACCTAGGACAAGGCACTCATTGTACTTAGCTAAACCTTCATACATTCGCTCCCATCCTGCTAAATCAAAGCCATGCCGTATAGGGTCTTCCTCTGAAGCGCGGATTCGCCCTTCGTGTGCATCATATAAAGCCTTCAGTAAAGTAGGGTCGTGTTCACCTAGTGCTACAATCTCTTTGTCTGTAGGTGCTTTTACTATTGGATGCGGTGTAAAACTAAGTTCCATCGTCTTCGCTATCTGATTCTGTTTCTTCCCATATAAACTCTATATCATCTTTGTTCATTTCAGATAAAGTCTCTCGGCAGAGAGTCTTACCTATGTAATAATTAGTATAATCATATGCTAGTGAATCATCATCATCTATAACAATAACTGCCCAATTCGGGAAATGCTCAGATAAAATAGCCTTTGCCTTAGCAAACGCTTCTTCCTCCTGTGGACTCATGTCATTCTTCGGCATCTATAACCTCTCCCTCTATTATTTTAATTCTTTCCTTTGCTTTCTTTATTGTTTCTTCATAGTCTTCCTGTGTAACTACATTCCTGCTTTCGGTAATAGAACTAGCCTCGCCTCTGGCGGTCAGAGCTTGACGCGCGGAATTAGCCTTGGCTATACTTATCTCCTTAATGTCCCTAGGTGTAGGCTCATATTCTCCAGTATGTATCTTTTCTCTTACACTTTCTATTAAATCTTCCTCTAGACTCTCCAGGTTTACATAGCTTCTAGCAGATAACTGACCACCAAGCTCACGAAATGCACTCTTGAAGTCCGCATAATCTACCAATGTATTGATAATTGTGCCGCGGTCAAAGCCATATTTGCGTATCATAGCCGTCTGCGACACCCCAATAGCGTGCAAATACAGTATCTTAGCCACCTTTTCGGGCTTACTTCTGCTTAAACTTTTGATTTTAGCAAGCTCTTTTCCCTCAACAACTTGCGAAATTGCTTGTTCTATCTCTGCCTGTAACTCTGCTTCTACACTCATGGGACAAATCTGTCGCTTGGAAGGGACTAATTAGTCCTACCTATACCAAACAATAACCAAACAATAGTATATAGGGGCTGTACCTGTCAAGCCCCTTAGGGCATCTAATTTTTTAGGGGGCGTTTTATATATAATATAATCTAGCTCGCGTGCGGCTTTAAGGCCCCTCCCCCCTATAGCCACGGGCGTGCGTGCAGGCGTTAAGCCACGGGCGTAATCGGGCGACGCGTTATTGCTCCTGGTAGGGTTTGGCTCATTTTGAAGCCGTTATTTTTTATTGCTTTAGGCAACGGGTTTTCGGGTATGGTTTCGGGTCGGGTTTGCGTGCGTTTGTTTGCATTTGCTTGCAAGGCTTTTCAACTTGGTTCAGTTTGGTTCAAAAAATTATTATAAAGTTTTTTTCGTTTTTACTTGCATTGTTTCAAATTATCGTCCAGTTTTTGAAAATTATTAACCAAAAATTAAACAAAATGAATATTGAAATAGAAATAAAAAACCATTACGGCAATCAGTTGCATTATGCTACAGATAGAGACATAGCAATTGTTTTAAGCCGTCTTACTGGTCGCAAGACTTTGACACTTGACGACATTTCAAACTTGAAAAAGCTAGGCTTTACTTTTTCAGTTTTTCAACCTACAATCTAAACAAATAAAAAATCAAATCATTAAACAACAAATCAAAATGAAAATAAATAAATTCAAAAATATTGACAAAGAAAACCCTAAATACTGGAAAAGTTCTTATGAGAATCACCGACCAGACATTGCCAATCCTTTGGCTTATTCACTTGCGAAAAACCTTTTAAACTATGGTTTAGAAGCCGATAATGCTTGCTACGGCAACGACTTAAACCACCGAATAGACATAGGGTATAAAGGCTTAATAATATCAATTTTTATTCCAAACGCAAAATTTACAAATTGGGACGAAGAAGAGTTTGCGAGCTATTCTTGGCAAATT